GTGCAAAGTCTCCGATAGCTGTGTCAACCACATCATCTACGGCCGCTCCACTTCCCGCCGTATTGCCGATGTTATTGCCGCTAAAACCGGACTACCCATCTCGCAACTTTGGCCTGGGCGTTACGAAAAAACGCCAAGACAAGCCGCTTAGGGGGCTTTATGCGCAACTGCTCACTGATAACAATTTATCGAAACCAAAAAATAGAGCGCGAGCAACTAGCAGAAAGAATTAAGGGCAATTTTCAAGCTAGCGGCATCACTATTTCCCAGTGGGCGCGTGACCATAACTATACGCCGCGAGACGTGTCGCTAGTTTTAAACAGCCAGATCAAAGGCCGTTACGGCAAAGGCCACGATATAGCCGTTGCCCTTGGCTTAAAGCCATCTATTCAACAAGCTACCTAGGAGCCCACCATGCCAACCAACCGCCTCTGCTTTTTCCTCTGGCTTACCCTGCTGGTTATTGGGGGAATCGCCGGACTTAACCTGATCTGGCACGTCAACGCGATAACCCAGGCCGCCAACCAACACCACATCGCCCAACTACAACAAGGGGTACAGCCATGAGAACAGCCGGAAACACCGTTTTATCGTCAGAGCAGGTGATAATCATCTCTAGTTATTTGCTGAATGACGCTTACAAACGCCGCCAAGCGCAGTTGCAATCGCTAAAAGCTCTGACCCAATCGATTCGTCAGCCTGGGCATTTGCCAGCACATCAATATCGTTCGCCAACCCCGTTAAATCAATCTGGCCTAACGCCGCCAGACGGCAAGCCAACACCACGTAAGCCCCTTTTAGCGCGGCTTGCTGGGCATTTAATTGCTCAAGGCTACCAATGGACCGACCTATGGCTTGGGCGGTTTGTTCGCGCAATGGCTGCTGGGCTTGCTCAATTTCGGCGCGTATGGCTTCAAGGGTAATGCTCATGTTGGTTTCCCGTAAAAATTTAAGACGGGCTTATTTTCGCATTATGAAACCCGCTTTTGATATATGCAAGACGGGTATTTGTTTGGAAGCCCTGTTTTTATGGATTACCAATGGCTAAACGGAATTGGAAACAGGTGCAACCCCGCGACCTGCGTGATGCGCTGGACTTATGCACCGTTTATGCCCTGGAAAAGCACAACCGCTCGAAAGACCAGATTGCCGATTTGATGGCCTTGGAGAGCAAATGGGTTTTATACAAATGGATATCGGAAGCCAACATGCCCGTGCGACTGATTAAGACCTTTGAAATGGCGTGCGGCATTGACTTAGTCAGCCGCTGGCTGGTGGTCAGTAGCGGCAAGCTGGTGATTGACATCCCCAAGGGGCGCAAAGGCAAAGCCACTGACATTCAAGAAACGCAGTCCCTCAGCCATGCCGCCATTGGCGAGCTGATGAAGTTTTACCAAGGTGAAAAGAACATGGATGAAACCCTAGCCGCCATCCAAACCAATATGGAGAACATGGCGTGGCACAAGGGTAACGTCGAGAAATACCAACAACCTGAACTCCCTTTTGATGAGGATTAATGATGCTTACAAAACACAGCGAACGCGCCAAGGAAATTGAAAAATCTATCCCAGAATTAAAAACCTGTTTTGACAAATTGCACGGCATTTTGGAGATAGCTGCACAAGGCAAAAACATCGGCAGCAAAGAATTGGCCTCTGCCAGGGATGATTTTCAAATGGTTTACAACAAAATCACACTTGATGCTTGGCTGGTGTCCGGCAGCAAACATAACGATGAGGACTAAACAATGGCTTACGAAAACCACCATTTACGCATAAGAAACTCGCTAACCCCGCTAAATCAACGCTTTTACAGCTTACGTGACCAGTTTGAAGCCTTGGAGCGCGGCAAGACGATTGACATTGAGCAGCTCAAACGCAGCAAGGATGATTTTCAGGCGGTGTTAAACGGCATGATTGCCGATTGTTTGCTGGCGCAACAAGCGCTGGAGGAAAACCAATGAGCAATTTCACGGCATCCTTAACTCCGCTGATCAATGACGCTAAAGCCGCTGCAATTGCTGAGCATATCAGGGAATTGCACAAGGACTTCTTCTTGCTTGCCGAGTTGACAGATGGCGCAACAACTTATGAAGAAATCGCCCAACGGCTTGTTGATAGAGACCTAATCAGCACACACAACCCATCAGACACGGTTAATGGGTTTCAAAATATTTGCGAGGAATTTATCGAGAATGTTGGGACATTGCTGTGGATGCCCGAACGCGATCCGCTTTCTGGTCAAAAACACCCATCAGATGACTCCACTCGCAGCGCACCATTACGCGCTTACTTATTGAAAACGAGGGGCGAATGACTGAAAAACTCACCAACAAATCATCCGCCAAGGTATTTGCCGTGCTGGATGTGTTGTTCCTAAATTTTTCTGATGGATTCACCCAAACTGAAATCATCAGGGAAACAGGGTTGGACAGCACGGCGGTGCATCGCTACATCAATACATTAGTGGATGCTGGCTATGCCGAGGAAATTCGCGGCACGAAACGATTCCGACCCAGCCACCGCCTTGGGCAAAAAGCTGTGCAGATCATGCACTCACTGGCTGAAACCGAGCGTATGACCAAAGAATCCATTCAACGACTGACAAGAGAATAAGGCAATGGCTAGAACACAAACACATGCAGATATTCCGCAATTTCCAATTACTGAGGTTATTGAAAAAAATACAGGCGAGCAGAAAGAATTGCTTGACGGCGCTGATGTGGTGAATGCTTTACAAGCGGATTTAGAAGACGCATTTACGGCATTGGGACGCATAGAGACCGCTAATTTTATGGCAACCGTCGCCGATAAAGTGATTGCAGAAACAGCGCTAAAACTAAAAAAAGATAAGAAATACAAAAGCATAAAAATTAAGGACAGTACTGGAAACTGGCGAAATATCGCCACTTTTGAGGAGTTTTGCGAATACAAGCTGAACAGCAGCAGACGGCGTGTGGATGAATTGATCGCCAATTATAAATTGCTTGGCTCTGACCTATACGAACAAGCCGAGCGCCTAGGCTTTCGCCAACGCGATTACAACGCCTTAAAAGCCCTGCCCGAAGATGACCAAAAGCTCATCGCCCAAGCCATTGAAGAGCAAAGCTTAGATAACGCCTTGGATTTGATGCAACAGCTTGCCGCCAAGCATCAGCGCGAAAAAGAAGCTCTCGATAAAAAAATCAATGACCTGGTCGAGAATGCCAAAGCCACCGATTCTGTTATCAAAAAGAAAGATGACAAGCTGAATGAGCTGGATAGGGAAATTGAAAAAATGCGTTCAAAGGCGGTTGAGCCTGTGCCCGACATGCCAGGCGAAGCCGAGCTGATAAAGCTGCAAGATGTTACCCGCACCATCACCGTAAAAATCCAGAGCCACATGCGCCAAGCCATTATTGGAGTCGTTAAGGCCACGCAAAACAGTAATGGCCTTACCCCCAAGCATATTGACCTGGCGATTGCCCAGGCGATGGGGCTAATTATCACCGCCAGCTACCAAGTCGCCGATGACTACATGATCCAGCCTGTGCTGGATACCGAAACCGCTGCTGATGATCCAGCCAAAGCCGACGCGGAGGCGTTTACCAAATGGCAAGCACAGCAATCTGCGGAGTAATCAGCGTGGAACCCGCCTACATCCAACAGCTCGTCAGCGTCGCCGATGAATTGCTAAAGGCGGGTCATGGCGACAAAGAAGGGATTGTCCAAAAAGCCTGCGGTCAATTAGGCAAAAGCCGTGCGACGTTAATACGCCATTTGAAGCATGTCACCGTCAGCAAACCGCGCAAACGCCGGATTGATGCGGGGCAAGTGACACTGACGCGGGAAGATGCCGACATTATCGCCGCCTATTTGAACGAGGGTTACCGCAAGAACAACCGCAAAATCACCAGCCTGAAGGAAGCCGTGGACGTGTTACAACAAAATGGCTTGATTGCCGCCACCGTGGTGGATGAAAGCACCGGGGAAATAACCCGACTGTCTATTTCGGCAATTTCCCGCGCCTTGAAGGTTTACAACTTGCACCCCGACCAATTGCGCCAAGCCACACCGCACACCCGCTTAAAATCCCTGCACCCTAACCATGTCTGGGAGGTGGATGCGTCCGTCTGCGTGATTTATTACTTGCCGGATGGCGGTGCGGAAATGGTGGAGCTGGATGAAGCCGTGCATTACAAAAACAAACCGCACAACGTCGCGGCGATTGAGCAATTTCGCGTGATCCGTTATGTGTTGGCTGACCATACCAGCGGATTGATCCGCTACCGCTATTATCCCCACGCCGAAAGCGGCGAGCATACCGTGCGCTTTTTGGCTTGGGCGATGGCGAAGAAAGACGGCGGTGACCCGTTCCACGGTGCGCCGATGATCTTGATGGTTGACCCAGGTGCAACCTCTGGTGGCTTAGTCAAACGCTTTTGCCATCGCATGGGCATTGAGCTGATCGTTAATAAAACCCGTAATGCCCGTGCCAAGGGATCGGTGGAAAAAGCCAACCATCTAGTGGAAACCAGTTTTGAACAAACGCTTCGCTATTTAAAACCGCGACCCTCCTCGTTTGAGATGCTCAATAGCTTGGCCGAGCAATACCAGCTTTGGTGGAACCAAACCAAAATCCACAGCCGTACCAACCGCGCCCGATTCGCCGTGTGGCTGACGATTACCGCAGAGCAACTGCGCGTTACACCCACTGCCGAGGTGCTGTTGCAACTGGCGACCCAAGAGCCGATCAAGCGGCAAGTGCGCGGGGACTTGACTGTATCGTTTAAAAACCGCATTTGGAATGTCGCCGACGTGCCTGGCGTGACGGTGAAAGGCGATGTGTACGTGCATTGGCATCCGTTTGTTGCCGATACCGCGATGGCGGTGATTTGGGGTGAGGGCGGACACGAGCAACATATCGCCCTGCCGGAAATAACCATGAATGAATACGGCTTCCATGACAACGCCAACACCATTGGTGAAGCCTACCACGCCAAAGCCGACACGGTGACCGACACCAACCGCAAACGCATCCAGCAAATCGCCGCCGGCACAACCACATTGGCGGAGACTGAAAAACTACGCGGCAAAGCCGATTACATTGCCTTTGGTGGCAGAGTTGACCCGTTATTGCCTAGCAAAGAACAGTTGCCAACCATGCTACCCAAACGCGGTACCGACATGGGCATCATCGCCCCAGCGGTTGAACTGGCCCGTATGAACATCGTGCAAATGGCGAAATGGCTGAAAAGCCGTTTGGCTGATGATTACCAGCCAACCCTGCTGGCTGATCTGCAAAAACAATTCCCCGAAGGCGCAACCGAGCCGGAGATGGAAGAGGTGCTGGCGCATATACGCGCTGGCAGGACTACTGGCGGCAAGGCCAGATTACAAGCGGTATGACCGCGTTTTTAATAATAGGAAAACACCATGAAATACATCATCACGATTGAAGATAATAAAGAAGACAGTGCTGATTTCGTCGTTTCGTTGATAGCCAAAGAGGGCGAGCGGCATGGGACAGCCTCCGCGCTAATGATCCATATCAAGCAGTCGGTGGATGAATTTACCGAGAAACACGGCAAAAAAACGGAAATAACCCCTTGGAAGGCTGAGCCATGCTTGCACTAAAACCCTACTTAACCGCCCAAGGCATCAGCCAAGCTGAGTTGGGCAGGGCGATTGAGTTAAGCCCTGCCACCATCGCCCAACTGCTCAACCACGGGCAATGGCCTAAGTCCATTGACTGCAATGAATTGAAGGGGCGGATAACAGAAGCCCTGGCTGACCGGAACATCGTTGTTGACGCAACGTTGTTTGAAACCATCCCCGCTGTTGACGCAGCGGCACCCGAACTTAATGAGGAAGCTATTGATATGTTAATGCGAAAACAAACCCTGTCACCCGCCACCAAAAAGCATTTTAACCTATTCCGTAACCCGTTTGATGACGACGTGAACGATGCCGAAGATGTTTACAGCAGCCCGTCTATCCGTTATGTGCGCGAGTATATGCACTCCACAGCCAAGCTGGGCGGTTTTTTGGCGATTGTCGGCGAGTCCGGTGCGGGCAAATCCACCTTGCGTAAAGACTTGGAAGACCGCCTGATGCGCGAATCTGCCAGCATCATTCTGATCCAGCCTTATGTGCTGGGCATGGAAGACAACGACAAAAAAGGCAAAACGTTAAAGTCAGCGAGCATTGCCGATGCCATTATCAACACCGTCGCCCCCAATGAACGCCCGAAGTCCTCAATGGAAGCCAAGAGCCGCCAACTCCACAAAATTTTGAAAGACAGCCACGCTAGCGGCTTTAAGCACTGCCTAATCATTGAAGAAGCCCATGCCTTGAATGTGCAAACGCTGAAACACCTAAAACGCTTCTTGGAGTTGGAGATAGGCTTCAAAAAGCTGCTATCCATTATCTTGATCGGGCAAACCGAGCTGAAAACCAAGCTCAGCGAGCGTTCGCCGGAAGTGCGGGAAGTGGTGCAACGCTGCGAGCTGGTGGAACTGTCGCCCTTGGATGCTCAGCTTGAAGATTACCTGCGCTTTAAATTTAAGCGGGTCGGTACTGAGCTGGAAACCATCATTGACAAAGACGCCACCGATGCTATCCGCGCCCGTTTGATCTTTACCAAATCCACCAAAACCAACCGTGAAACCATCAGCCTGATGTACCCGTTGATGGTCAATAACCTTATCACCGGAGCCATGAACCAAGCCGCCGAGCTGGGTTTACCCAAGGTGACTGGCGATTTAATCCGCGAAGCTTAGGAGAACTGTCATGAATGCACATAAAGCCCTGTGTTATTGGGCGGCCATTTACAACCAGCTTAACTATCAACACCAACTGCAAAAAACTCATAACATCGGCTTTGATGAGTTCATCAAACAGCCGGAACACTACCAACATGCCATTGCGATTTATTTTAGCAACCCTGCGTTGTTCATTAACCGGCGCAACGGCACGTCGGTGATTTTGAAATTTTTCCTGACCGATCCTGACGGCATTTTAATGGCCTTGCTCATGGGTGAAGCCATGCGTGATGAGTTTGAGCCGGACGTGCGGGAATTATTGCCCAAGCAATCAGTGGCGGCGGCAATGGTCTGGTGGACAGACAGCAACCAAGACGAGCGTATCAGCTGGTTTGGTGACCGCTATATGGAACGTTTCCATCACCATTTTGCCCCGCAAAAATACAAAACCCGTGGTGGCCACAAAAAACACAGGATGGCGGCATGATCGACCGCATCCCCTGTCCGCACTGTAGCCGTGTGTTTGCGCTCGAACAGGCATTGGATGATATGGACGGGCGCAAATTCTTTGAGTTGTTCATTAAGTTGCCGCCGACAGTCATGCGCCCGTATTTGTCTTATATCGGCTTGTTCCGGCCTAAAAAGCAGGTGCTGAAATGGCGCAAGATTTTAGTGCTGACTGAAGAGCTTGCCCCGATGATTTTAAAAGCGCAAGTCACCCGCAACCGGATGGATTACCGCATACCGCTTGAGCAATGGGCGGCAACGATGACCGATTTAGTCACCAACACGCCTAAAACGCTGGAATTGCCGCTGAAAGGGCATGGTTACCTGCTGAGCATATTGGCAAACCAAGCCGAGAAACACGCGGCACTCCAGGAAGAAAAGGTCGAGCAACAAAAACGCAACCGTGGGGCGAGCGGGGCGGATGAAGGCTTAAAGCCCATCGCAGAAGTATTGTATGAGCCGAAACCCGCCCCAAAGCCAACCGAAAAACAAACTCCCAGCCAGCCTCCTGAAGGTTGGCGCAATGACATTAAAATTTAACCGAACAGGAAACCAACATGACCACACCGACCCCACAAGGTTACAAAGAAAACAGCCAGGGCCACTTGGTTCCGATTGAGTCCATCAAGCCGATGGATTTGCAACGTGACGAACTGGTTGCCGCCTTGGTTGACAAGGCCAAAGACCTAAGTTTTGCGATGGAAGCCTTTAAAAACCTCGCTTACGATGATATAGAGGCGCACATGCAGCTTTCCGCCGATGAATACGATGTCGAGTTGGGCGGCGACTTAGGCAACCTGACCTTATCGACACTGAACGGCAAAATGGCGGTAAAAATTGCTATCGACCGCCCGATCTTCTTTGATGAAAATATCCACACCGCTAAGCAATTGATTGATGAATGCCTGGCGGACTGGGCCGGCAACAACGTCAATTTAAAATCGCTGATCCATGACGTGTTTAAGACCAACAGCACGGGCAACCTGGATGCCAAGCGCATTATGACCTTATCAAAACACAAGATTGATGATGAACGCTGGCAAAAAGCCATGAAGATCATTGATGACAGCATCGACCGCACCCGCACGAAAAAATATATCCGGTTTTATGAGCGTGTGGGTGAAGAAAAGAAGCTGACGCAAATCAGCCTTAATTTTACGGCGCTGTAGGTGATGTCATGGCTATAGCCAAACCCCGCGAAACCACCGAAGAAAAAACCAAACGCTTGAAACGGCTGATCCAAGTCGCTAAAAAGCAGTTGGATATGGATGATGACAGCTACCGCGAAATGCTCAAATCCGTCACCAAAAAATCCAGCACCAGAGACATGCTGGCATGGGAGTTGGAGAACGTCGTCAGCCGCATGGTTAAACTGGGTTTTCGTGTGAGGAATAAGCCCAATGACCGCATTCAGGCGCAAGACAGACAATCGAAAAAAATCCGCTCGTTATGGCTAGAGCTAAACCAAGCCGGATTAGTGCGAGACCCCAGCGAAACCGCCTTGGCGGCGTACGTTAAACGGCAAACCCAAGTGGAGGCATTGCAATGGTTGAACAACAAGCAAGCCAGCACGGTGATAGAGGCACTAAAGAAATGGCTGGGACGCGCACCGAGCAATTAGAACCCGCCGATCTGGACTTTGCGCTTCTGCCTGGGCAATTGAAGGTGATAGCGCGGGAATGTGGGTTAGAGTGTATGTGGGCGGTTTGGCGGGCATTCGGCGGCACATTGCTGGTGATTCCGTACCCTAAGTTTCTTGACGAAACACACCCCTTGCCGCAAAAAATCGGCATGGACTTCGCCTTGGCCTTATGCGAAGCCTTTGCCCCACGGGAACTGTACATCGCCAAAGGCCAGGAAGCGCAAAACGCCTATTTCTTAGGCGTCCGCAACCAAGCGATCTGGCACGATGCCCAACGCGGCAAGCGTTATAACGATATTGCACGGCAACATCAGTTAAGCAAACGGCAGGTGATTAATATCCTGAATGGGTTTGATGCGCCTGACCCCAACACCAGTATTTTTGATTAGGAGAAAACCATGCACCAAAACGCCGAAAAACGCCAGCAACTGCTGGTGGTGCTGTACCAAGCCCGCGAAGCGCAAGCCAACAACAAGCTAAAAGACGGCTGGACAACCGAGGCCGACCTAAAAAACGCCGTGGGTGACATTGATTTCGCCCTGTCGGTGCTGACCGAGCTAGGCCACGTCAAGCGTGACGGCTACCGCCTGCGTATCACGGGCGCGGGTGTGGTGGCTTGTGAGCTTGGGGAATTGCCATATGAATAAACTTGAAAACCATCCATATCCCATTGATGGAGTAGCTGCAAAGGTTATGTTTTCAAAAGGCGAACATTTTGAGCCAAAGATTATTGATGGCTATAAGGTTTGGACAATGGATAATCCCCCCCGTAAACGGGAACTGCCGGAAAGAGCTAAGGATTACACGGGATTG